ATATTTATGTGTTCTTAATTTTTTTAATATTGTTCTCATAAACTTAGGTGTAAGTTTAGTTGTATCAGTAATTTTCTCTTTTTTAAGTTCATTTAATATTTTTTCAAATACTTCGTTTGGTATATCGGTGCTTTCTTTCCCTTGTATTTGTGATATCCATTCTCTAAAATGATTAATACGTTTATAACTATAATGAATACCGTCTTTCTTATCATATAACATTATAGGTCTATTTTGTTCTGCTAATAAAACATCTTGATAACCACAATTTAAACATACTATCAATGCTTCTTGAACTAAATTAGTCATTTCGTTATTACAATTAATACATTTAGTGTTAGTAAATTCACCATTAATATGATTAATATATTTATTATCTGTAATCGCTAAATATTCATTAACCAATTTAGATTTATCTTTATATTCTCCTATTGAATTGCTATTATCCATTTCAATATTAAGTGCTTCTAAAATAGTATATTTTTTAGGATTAACTTGTTTAACTCCAACATTTTGATTAACTATATCATAGTAATTAAACAATATTTCTCCGACATTTTCGTAATAATCAAGTTCATTTTCACTATTAAGTTTATCTAACTCCCTTGTATAATCTTTAATTTGTTCTTTAATTTCAACGTTGGATAACCAAGAAATGTCTGTCATTGATATGATATTCAATTTATTAATTTGTTCAGTTATTTCTTCAATTCTTTTATTTTTAGCTTCAAATTTTTTTATACTATTAATATGAATGTCATCTAGTGTTGAGATTTCTTTAGTATTATCTACAACGTGTATTCTTTTCTTACTACATCTTTCTTTCATCATATTTAATTACTTTTTGCAAGTTAATTTTTTATATGCTTAATAATTAAAATGGGTGGTGGATTATTACAATTAGTTGCTTATGGTGCGCAAGATGTATATTTAACAGGAAATCCTCAAATAACTTTCTTTAAAGTAGTATATCGTCGTCATACTAATTTTTCAATAGAATCTATACAACAATCAATTAACGGAAAGTTTGATTGGGGTAATCGTGTTACTTGTCAAATATCCCGTAATGGTGATCTAGTTCATAAAATGTATGTGGAAGTAGAATTAGCAAAATTATATTCTGGGAATATAGACAATATTCTTACACAAAATTTAGATCGTTATGTTAATTTTATAGGTCATCGTTTATTAAAATCAGTTGAAGTTGAAATTGGTGGTCAAAAGATTGATAAACAATATTCACATTGGATGTATATTTGGAATGAGTTATCATTACCTGTTGGAAAAATGGATGGTTATCAAGAAATGATTGGTGCAGATAGTGATATGACAAGTTTTACGGATAATAAAGTATATATTCCTTTAGAGTTTTGGTTTTGTCGTAATATTGGTTTAGCATTGCCATTAATTGCTCTTCAATATCACGAAGTAAAAATAAATATAGAAATTGAAACATTTAATAATTGCACTTATAATGGAACTGCTTATGTTAAAAATAACGATGTTTCAATTGCTAATATTAAATCAATTAAAAATGCTTCTATTTGGTGTGATTACATTTTCTTAGATACTGATGAACGTAAAAGATTTGCTCAATTATCACACGAATATTTAATAGAACAAGTGCAAATGAATGAAAATACGCTTTCAGGAAGAAGTGAACAAAATATTGCTTTAGTTATGAATCATCCTGTTAAAGAACTTATATGGACTATCAATGATAATAATAAAGCAACTGAACAAAATCAATGGTATAATTATACTGATACACAAACATTTTCAGAATCTAATGCTGACGCAATCGAACAATTTGGCGACGAATCAAATCAAAAACTTCAAAATACCTTATTTGGTATAGATCCAGATGGTGAAAATTCAATTACTTCCGCTAATTTACAACTAAATGGTAATGATCGTTTTGCTAAAAGAAATGGAGAGTATTTCTCGTTAGTTCAACCATACCAACACCATACAAATATACCAACTAATTCGGGTATAAATGTATATTCATTTGCGTTAAAACCTGAAGAACATCAACCATCGGGGACATTAAATATGTCAAGAATTGATACAGCTAAATTAGTAGTAAAACCTAAAAATCCAGGAACAATAAGGGTATGGGGTGTTAATTATAATGTTTTACGTATTTTAAGTGGTATGGGTGGTTTAGCATATTCAAATTAAAGTTATGTATTTTATAATATTATTTGGCAAGGTACTATAATAATTCATAAAATTAATATAATGTTGAATAGGTTCAATACCTTTTGTACAATATAATATAATATGATATACTATAAACATTGATAAACCAAACGAAAGGTCTTCGTATTTAAATTCATATTTTAATGTTAAAATAGGTAAAACTTTAATTAATATTATTGCAAATAAAACGAAAATTACTATTTTTTTTGTGGATACACGTATATATATCATATATAATGTCATCCAAATTACAAATAATAATATTAAATATAAAGTAATAATTGGATTAAAAGGTATAATTTTATAAATAAATAAAAAATACCATAGTAAAACGTAAAATGAAAAATATTCAGTTAGTCTAATCATTATACTAATTATATTGAAGATTAATTGTTATATATAATAACAAAAACATAGGTTGATAAAAACTCAATATTTTTTTATCTTAACTAAGAATAAAATGGGTGGAGGTCTTCTTCAACTTGTAGCTTATGGTGCCCAAGATGTTTATCTTACCGGCAACCCTCAGATCACTTTCTTCAAAGTAGTTTATCGTCGTCATACTAACTTCTCTATTGAGTCCATACAACAAACCTTTAACGGAAATCCTACCTTAGGTCAGCGTGTAACTTGCCAAATCTCCCGTAATGGTGATTTAGTTCATAAGTTATACTTACAAGCTACTGTGACAGCAGGAAGTTCTACTGTTCAAAAAGTTGGACATAAACTTATTGAACAAGTAGAAGTTGAAATTGGTGGTCAAATGATTGATCGTCAATATGGTGAATGGATGTATATCTGGAATGAACTTACACTTCCTAAAGGCAAAGAAACAGGTTTTAGAAAAATGATTAATTATGCTGGTGGTGATACAATTGCAAATACAGTATATGTTCCTCTTGAGTTTTGGTTCTGCCGTAATATTGGTTTAGCATTACCGCTAATTGCTTTACAATATCACGAAGTTAAAATCAATCTTACATTAGGTTCAAAAGAAGCACTTGGAGGAAGTAGTGCTGAAGTTACAAATGTAGAATTATGGGCTGACTATATCTTCTTAGATACTGACGAACGTCGTCGTTTTGCTCAATTATCCCACGAATATCTTATTGAACAAGTTCAATTTACTGGTGGTGAATCAATTGCTGAAGGTACTGCTACAACTGGTGTAACAACAAAATCCAAACTTTCATTTAATCACCCTGTTAAAGAATTAATATGGGTTAATAAAGAAGCTACACTTACCGATTTCAGTAATTTACCAACTACTGATTTCCAACTTCAACTTAACGGTAATGATCGTTTTGCTAAGCGTGATGCCAAATATTTCACACACGTCCAACCTTATCAACATCACGAAAATATTCCTGATGGAGAAAATATTCACGTATATTCTTTTGCATTAAAACCAGAAGAACATCAACCATCTGGAACTCTTAATATGTCTCGTATTGATACAGCAACTGCTATTGTTGGAACAGCTGCTGGTTCAGCTGCAGGAACTCTCAATATGTATGCTGTGAATTACAATGTGCTTCGTATTCTCAGTGGAATGGGTGGTCTTGCTTACTCTAACTAAATATATTAACAAATTATTTTTTTTCTGTATTAATAATAAATACAAAATGGGTGGAGGTCTTCTTCAACTTGTAGCTTATGGTGCCCAAGATGTCTATCTTACCGGCAACCCTCAGATCACTTTCTTCAAAGTAGTTTATCGTCGTCATACTAACTTTTCTATTGAGTCTATCCAACAAACCTTTAACGGAAATGCTGGTAAAGGAAAACGTGTAACTTGTCAAATATCCCGTAATGGTGATTTAGTTCATAAATTATATGTAGTTTTTACACACGATGCATCTATTACTGATGCTCGTAAATGCATTAAAAAAGTAGAAGTAGAAATTGGTGGTCAATTAATTGATCGTCAATATGGCGATTGGATGACAATCTGGAATGAACTTACTTTACCTGCAGGAAAGAAAACTGGATATGAAGAAATGATAGCTGAAACAAACGCATATGTTCCTCTTGAATTCTGGTTCTGCCGTAATATTGGTCTAGCATTACCACTTATTGCTTTACAATATCACGAAGTTAAAATCAATATTGAATTTGATGCTGATAATGATTTTACTGATGCTACCTTATGGGCTGATTACATCTTCTTAGATACTGATGAACGTCGTCGTTTTGCTCAATTATCTCACGAATATTTAATTGAACAAGTGCAATTCACTGGTGGTGAAAGTTTAAGTGCTACTGATACTTCTCTTAGTGCCAAACTTTCATTTAATCATCCGGTTAAAGAACTTATATGGCAACGAAAAGCTGGAACAGCTTATAAATCAACTGGTAAAGCAAAACTTATGCTTAACGGAAATGATCGTTTTGCTGAACGCGATGCTATGTATTTTACTCACGTTCAACCTTATCAACATCATACCAATATTCCACCACAAGATCAATGGATCAATGTATATTCATTTGCATTAAAACCTGAAGAGCATCAACCATCAGGAACTCTTAATATGTCTCGTATTGATACTGCACAACTTAAACTATCGTTTACTGCAGAAGCTGCAGGTGAAGTCAAAATATACGCTCACTCCTACAACGTTCTCCGTATCCTCAGCGGTATGGGTGGTCTTGCGTATTCTAACTAAACTTATATCTAAAATTATTTTTATTTATAATATAATCTAAAATTATTTTCTTAGCTTATATTAAAAATGGGTGGAGGTCTTCTTCAACTTGTAGCTTATGGTGCCCAAGATGTCTATCTTACTGGCAACCCTCAGATCACTTTCTTCAAAGTAGTTTATCGTCGTCATACTAACTTCTCTATTGAGTCTATACAACAAACCTTTAACGGAACTCCTGGTGGTGGAAAACGTGTAACTTGCCAAATCTCTCGTAATGGTGATTTAGTTCATAAATTATACGTTGTATTTACACATCCTTCAACTGGTGGTGATTTAGATGATGCCCGTAAATGTATCAGCAAAGTAGAAGTAGAAATTGGTGGTCAATTAATTGACCGTCAATATGGCGATTGGATGGAAATCTGGAATGAACTTACTTTACCTGCAGGAAAGAAAGATGGGTATGTTGAAATGATAAAAGCAGTGTCTAATATGGAAACCAAAGCATATGTTCCTCTTGAATTCTGGTTCTGCCGTAATATTGGTTTAGCATTACCACTTATTGCTTTACAATATCACGAAGTTAAAATCAATATTGAATTTAGTAACGAAGACTTTGGAGATGCCACCTTATGGGCTGATTACATCTTCTTAGATACTGACGAACGTCGTCGTTTTGCTCAATTATCTCACGAATATTTAATTGAACAAGTGCAATTCACTGGAGGTGAAACAATCAATAGCTCTAATCTCTCTGCTAAATTATCTTTCAACCATCCCGTTAAAGAATTAATATGGCAAGAGAACGGTAAAGCTAAATTAGGCAAAACTAAGCTTATGCTTAACGGTAATGATCGTTTTGCGGAACGTGATACTAAATATTTTACTCACGTTCAACCATATCAACATCATACCAATATCCCAGATAGTGGTTGTAATATTAATGTATATTCTTTCGCATTAAAACCGGAAGAACATCAACCATCGGGAACTCTTAATATGTCTCGCATTGATACTGCTCAACTTAAGATATCTGATATTACAGTAGGAACGGGTGAAGTCAAAATCTATGCTCACTCCTACAACGTCCTCCGTATCCTCAGTGGTATGGGTGGTCTTGCGTATTCTAACTAAATTATTACTTACTTACTTCTTTTTATTTACCATATTAGGATATCCTAATACGGCATTAACACCTAAAAACAATGAAATAATTGAACTAGTTAAAGCAGATTGAAAATAAAAGTTATTAAAGTTCATAAACTTAGACGATAACCTATTTAAATTTTTAACAATTGGTAAAGGATTGCTAGTTATAACTGAATAGCATATCATAAAACTAGATATAAGTAAAGCATTTTCAATACCATTAATAAATATTTGTTCAATATTAGATTGTTTAGCAATAAGTATATCTTCATTAACATACCATGGTTTATCAGGTATTACAAAACAAATATTAGGTTTTTTAACAAAAACCGAATTAAACAACATTATTCTAATTTAACTTTATATTCGTTAGTGTTTTTTATATACACTAAATCATCATTTTTTATAGGTGCATCATTTATATATTTACCATCTTCGGTTCTAAGTTTAGTATATTTATCATTGTATAAAGTCCAAGTATCATATTCGTTTTTATATAAAACAAGTGTAGGTTTATTTTCAGTGGATTCTAATTTACCAACAATAAACTTTTTCATCATATCTTTCATTTGAGCAGTTTCATCACCACGATATTTAATCATATAATATACTTGTTTAATATTGTATTTTTTTATTAAAAATAAATAAATAGTAATTCCTACAGCAGCTAAAATAACTATCGCAAAAAGTATGAGAAATATAATACCCCACGACATTTTATTAAATAAATATATTATTTTATATTAAAATGGGAGGTGGATTATTACAATTAGTTGCTTATGGTGCCCAAGATGTTTATCTTACAGGTAATCCGCAAATAACATTCTTTAAAGTAGTTTATCGTCGTCATACTAATTTTTCGTTAGAATCTATACAACAAACCTTTAACGGAAATGCCATTTTAGGTAATCGTGTAACTTGTCAAATATCCCGCAATGGTGATTTAGTTCATAAATTATATTTACAAATAAAAGCAACCATATCAAATCCAATATATCTTCAACCTTTCTATGGTTATAGAATGATAAAACATACAGAACTTGAAATAGGTGGACAACGTATTGATAAACAATATGGTGAATGGATGTATATTTGGAATGAACTTACTATGGATCAAGGTAAAAAAGAAGGATATTATGAAATGGTTGGTGGTAATTCTGCAAATAAATCAGTTAAATTAGAAAATGAAATAATAGATTTATATATTCCTCTTGAATTTTGGTTTTGTCGTAATGTTGGTTTAGCATTACCGTTAATAGCTCTTCAATACCACGAAGTTAAAGTTAATATAGAGTTTAATTCAATGGAAAATATCAGAGCAACAAACACTGATGATCTAATTTATTCAGGTTCTGGAACAACAGTTCTAACTTCACAAGAAGACTTCGAATCATTTAATGCTACATTATGGGCTGATTACATCTTTTTAGATACTGATGAACGTAAAAGATTTGCTCAATTATCTCACGAATATCTTATAGAACAATTACAATTTACAGGAACAGAAAGTATAACAGCAAATACAGTAAAAGCATCACGTTTAAGTTTTAATCACCCTTGTAAAGAACTTGTATGGGTAGTAAGACCTGAATCAGCTCTAGGTTCTAATATCAACTGGAATAACTTTACAAATGCTGAAAACAATAATACAATCAAAGATAACCTAATAACAACAGCTAAACTTCAATTAAATGGAAATGATCGTTTTGCTGAAAGGGATGGAAAGTATTTTTCGTTAGTTCAACCTTATCAACATCACAATAATATACCAGTTAATCAAGGTATTAATGTATATTCATTTGCATTAAAACCTGAAGAACATCAACCATCGGGAACATTAAATATGTCGAGGATAGATACAGCGCAATTACAACTTAAAAGTAGTAAATCAGGTGAATTATTTGTATATGCCGTAAATTACAATGTTTTACGTATATTGAGCGGAATGGGTGGATTAGCGTATTCTAACTAAAAAAACATAAAAATAATATTAAAACTTATATAGCAAAATTGAACTCTTTTTCATCGCCATTACATTCTGTTTCAACAACATTAATTCTATAACATTCTCCATCAAAATCAGAATAAAGGTTATTAGAAAAAGGTGTAGGTGTTTTAACTATTTTTTCTTTGGTATTATTTGTAATAACAATGTAAATAATTCCAATAATAAATGCTAAAATAAAAGGTATAAATTGAAATTCAAAACTTGTATTAATCTTCATTTAATTCTTTTAACTCAAAATAATTTTTATAAGTATAAATATCAAATTCAGGTTTTTTAAAAGGATATAACGTTTCAAATAAATTAACTCTTTCAATATAATCGTTGGTATCAGAAGATTGTCTTAAATATTCTTCATACTTATTTTTATATTCTTCACGTTTAGATGATATATTTTTAATATATTTATCACGAAGATCAACTAACATATTTAATTCCTCTTGTTTATTGGTATTAAACATCATACAATGTTTTTTAAATTCAATAGGTGTAGATGTAAATAGTTTATACATTTTTATTTTCTGTATTTATAATTTTCTCAAAAGAACTTTTAAATTGATTATCAATTGATTCAGCTCCATTCATTTTTCCTTCATATGTGTGCAAAGGAACGTATTTAACAACTGTTTTTTGTTTTTTAACATTACTAATCTTATTTTCATAATAACCTTGGACTATAACTAATATACCAATAAATACTAATAATAAAATAACATTTTTCATATTTTCTTATTATACATAAATATTATTTAATCTACATTAGTCATATCAATAGTTTCAACATTGTTGAAAGGATCTTTATCAATAGCAACTTCTTCTTCTTCATCATCATTAATATCCATACCAAGCATAACAACATTAAGAACTTTTTTAGAAAAATCAACAGGTTTGATAATTTGATATCCGGAATACAATAAAGCACTATTGATAACAAGATCAAGAAGATCTCTTAATGAATTATATTCTTCAGTATCATTAATATTCTTAATTTTCTTAATAATAGGATGTTGAGGATTAATTTCCAATACTCTTTTATTTAACATAGCATTAGAACTATCAGTTTGTCCTAATGTTTGCGATTTAATAATCTTTTCCATATTAGCCGAAAAACCATTTTCAGGTGAAGATACTATGCAAGGTAATTCAGATACTTTATTAGTAATTTTGACCTCGCTAAAGGTGGTATAAAGACGTTTAATATAATCGCAAAGTGATTTATATTCTTCTTTTTGTTTCTTAATAAGTTCTTTATCAGCATCCGTTGTATTGGGTAATTCAATATCACCTTTGGTAATGCAAGTTAAAGTGCATTCTTTGTATTGCATAAGTCGCTGACACATATATTCATCAACTGGATCAGTCATAAACAGAACATCTAAACCATTTTTCTTAAACCTATCTAGGAATGGAGATGTTTTAAGTATATCCATATTATCACCAGCAATGTAATAAATATGCTTTTGATTTTCATTCATAGATGTAATATAATCGTCAAATGTTATCATCTTATCAGGTGAATTAGCAGAATAAAACATTAAAAGATCAGAAACTCTTTCACGATCACCGCTTTCTTCATAAACACCAAGTTTAATATTTTTTTGATAAGTCTTATAGATTTTAAGATAATTATCCATATCATTCATAGCAGATTTTAGCATATCAATGCTTTTCTTAACAACTGCTTTTTTAATAACTTTAATAACCTTATTCTCCTGCAATATTTCACGTGATACATTGAGAGGTAAATCATCAGTATCAACAACACCTGAAATAAAATGAAGCCATTCAGGACATAAAACCGCACTATTATCACTCACAAATACTTTACGAACATATAATTTAATATTATTTTGTTTTACACCTCTTTCGAATACATTATTCCTAATTTTTTTAGGTAAATACAAAATACCTTTATATTCTATTTGTCCTTCACCACTAATATGTTTATAAGTATAAGGTTTTTCATT